CCGGCGCGCATCCCCGTGAACCATGACCGCGCGCGCAAGGTGAACCGCCTCTATGAGGCGTTGCCTCTGGCGGAACAGCGCGTGATCCAGGCGGAATACACGCGCCGCAATGAATACGGCGACTTGCCCGCGCACCTTCGCCAGGACAAGGCGTGTCGCGTGATTGGGATCGCGCTGCCGTACTACAAGGTGGCGCTGGGCAGCTTCAAGCAGCAGGTATGGAGAATGTTCGAATGAAGTACGCACATGAAGTTATCGACCTCATGGCGGCGTTCCCCGGCCGACGGTTCAAGATGCGCCAGATCATCAACCACGTGGCGCCCAGAGCCGATCAGCGCCAGCGCGCCGTCGTGCGTACCGGCGTGTGGCGCGTTTTGGTTGCGCTGGAAGAGTCCGGCCAGATCACCAGCACCCGAGATGAAGCAGAAAGCCGCGTCCATGTCGAATACTGGTGGGAAACCATAACATCGACATCTGGAAAAGCATTTCAGAAACCATCACAATACGTGCGGGAACTTGCGCCTTGAATAATTCAAGATAAATCTATGTTCCAGGCCCTTCCTGTGATTAGGCGATAGAGCACCTTGTTCGATGTATTCCGAACCTCGGGATACGAGAACGCGACGACTGCTTCACTCGTTAATTCCTAGGTCGGCCTTTGCTACTGTGGAATCAAACGCTTTAAGACTGTACGGAAATCCCTTAGGGCTACGTTCGAGAAATGGCCCCCGCATTGACGCGATGTTCATATCAGTGTCGGCCTCCAAATTGTCCAGCAATGCGTATTTTTCTATGAGGCGTACGAATTTTTGGCCGCGCTCTGTTGTGCCGTTGAATGCCACGATCATCATCTCGGGCCAGGTCAGCTGTGACCGAACAATCGCGACGTAGTGCCACCTGTCATTGACGTGTATTGGACTCTTGTCGATCCAATCAATTAGGCGGTAGAGGGACCGCAGGAGAGGACCGAGAATCGTGTGATTGGATTTGTATGAGGCTTCATAGTTTTCCTGCGCGGTTTCGTACCTTTGTTGCAGTATGCTCCGCTGATGTGAACCTGATACGTGAAAATTGACCCATTTTGGAAAGTCAGTCACATGTTCCAGGCGGCCAGATTCAAAGGTCCTCGCCATGTGGTGGAGAACCTGAAACCCCTGTAGCGGTCCAGAGTTTAGGCTGTTAACGAACTCACGATAGCTTTGCAGCCATGCAAAGAACGCTTGCTCAAAACTCTGTCTGACAATTGCTTGATGTTGATCTGCTAACGCTTGAGTCGAGAGTCTTGTCTCAGCCAACTGTTGTTCAAAATCGGCACGCGCAAGAGTCAACTCTTCAGTTTGCAGGCGGATTGCTTTCTCTTGTGAAAGCAAAGTCCTAACAAGAAGAACTATGGTGATCGTGCCCACTACAGGGTTTAGCAGTCCGCCCAGAAAGTCGCCGAATTGCCCCCAGCTGTCGGGGCCTCCTGCTGGGGCTTTCTCGATTCCCCCGAAATATATCCAGTAGGCCAGGACGAGGACGACGCCTATGCCGATGGGTACCAAAACCAATTTTGATGTGGTTGGCTCAGTCGGCTCTTTCTGGTCAATTGCGGTCATACGGTACTCCTCACTCCGAGTAAATTTTTGTAACGTTGGAATATAGTAAAAATGGCGCTGACAGACAAACAGCGCCGCTTCGTGGATGAGTACCTCGTTGACCTCAACGCCACGCAAGCGGCGATAAGGGCGGGGTATAGCCAGAAGACCGCTTCATCCCAGGGCGAACGCCTGTTGAGGAATGTTGAGGTTTCCCAGGCGGTACAAGACTCACAGGCGAAACGGTCGAGCCGAGTCCAGGTGGACGCCGACTACGTCCTTCGCCGCTTGGTAGAGATCGACCAGATGGACGTCCTGGACATCATGCGCGAGGACATGTCGCTCAAGCCGGTGTCTGAGTGGCCCCTGGTGTGGCGCCGGTATCTATCTGGCTTTGACCTCGGCGAGATGTTCGAGGGCCGTGGCGAAGAGCGGGAAATGATCGGCATCTTGAAGAAGATCAAGTGGCCGGACAAGGTGAAGAACCTTGAGCTGCTTGGGCGCCATGTGGGCGTAAGGGCGTTCCGCGATCAGGTGGAACACATGGGCAAGAACGGCGGGCCGATGGAATTTGCCACACTGTCCAAAGAGGAATACCGCCAGGCCCGCCGCGAGATGCTGGCGAATGACGACTGCTGACCAGCGTGACTATGCCCGACGCCTAGAGTGTGAGGAAGATGGGCTGTACTTCGCCCGGTACTTCTTCAAGCAGCGCATGGGCAACAAGATGATCGTTGCCCCGCACCATAAGGTTATCCAGGACACGCTGGACCGGGTGGTAAGCGGCGAAATAACGCGGCTGATCATCAATATTCCGCCCGGGTACACAAAGACGGAGCTCGCGACGATCAACTTGATCGGGCGCGGTCTGGCGCTGAACAACCGCGCCCGGTTCATGCATCTGTCGTACTCGCACAACCTGGCGCTGCTGAACTCCAGCACGGCGCGCGGCGTCATCAAGTCGCAGGCCTATCAGGCAATGTGGCCGATGGCGCTGAAGGACGACGCTGACAGTAAGGCCATGTGGTGGACTGAGCATGGCGGCGGCGTGTACGCCTCGTCCGCTGCCGGCCAG